ACGTTCCGATTTGGATGGTTTCCTTCGTTTCAGTCCGGGCGGTATCCGTGTATTTGGCTTCCTCGTTCACGAGCTTGAGTTTGCCAACGGAGCTGAACTTCACGCGGGTAGCCGCCTTGAAGTCATTGACAGAACCAGTCCGCGCCCAGAACTGATAGGTCGAGGGAGCGAGTTCAAAACCAGTCAGCAAGGACTTGTTGGCCGTAGCCGCCAAAACATACGGGAAATCCGATGTCTGGTTGCTGATGGTCTCGCCAAACCGCTGACCCATCGCCAATGCCACGAGCTTACGGCTATCGGACGGAATCTTTATACCGGCCTTGCGCAGACATTCCTTGGCAATATCCATCAAGGACATGCCTCGGAACTCGTCGGCGCCGTCGGCGGGCTTGTCAACCTTTACCATGCCCGAACGCAACAGAAGCCCGTCAACAGCCGCTTCACGCGTGCTGTCGCGGCCGTCTTTCGTGATCGTGATAACGCCAGGGGCTTGCGCAGTATGCTTCTCGGCGAGCTTGTCCAACACCGAGCGCTGGGCTTCCTCAACCGATTTGCCGCTGGCAATCAGTTCGTCGGCCAGGCTGGCCAGATCAAAACGCTTGCAAACGCTACGGATGCCGCTGGCGCGTTCGGCTTCGGCGCGAAACTCGGCCTGAAATGCGGCGCGAGCTTCGGCCCGGAAGTCAACCTTGATTTCCTTGCCTTCGGGCGCGGATTCCGTTTTCTTGGCCTCAATCGGTTCCACTTCGCGCTTATCCGTCACGGCCTCGGCCTGGGGGTTTTCACCTTCGGTCAATTCCGCAAAGGTCCGCTCGTCAACCAGCAACTCCGTGCCCGCGTCATAGGTTTTTTCCTCAGACGCTTTCCAGGCGCGGAGTAACTTGATTCTTTTCTTCATCTTCAGTTCCTCCTCTTGTGTTTTTCTGTCTTGTGCCCGGTCACACACCTTAACTGACCGCTCCAATCCGACGGACGGGTCGGCAGGAATCGGCGTCAAGGATGCTTCCAAAGCGTCCCATCGGCTCGCAATCCAGGCTGGGCCTGAAATGCCGCGATAATTCTCTGATTTATCCTTCAAATAAACCCACTCGTTCACGGCATACCCAACGGACACGCCGCGCAATGTCTTGTCATCCAGTGCTTCTTTTTTCGCCTGTAACGCGGTTTCCGTCGTGCCCCACCGCATCGCAAGGTTGCCACGCTTCTTGTCGTCAATCCACACCCGCACCGGCACACCGACAATCATTGCCGGATCGTGGTTTTTCAGGATCGCCCCGACATTCAGCAACCGCGAAAAATCGGCGGACTCCGCGTCGTGAAGCAGGATTTCCGGCTCGCCATAACGCATGACCGGAAGCTCGGAAGAAAACGACATGCCGGTCAACTTCTCGCCGTTTTCCTCGCGTTCGGCAAACTCGGCTTTGACGTGCATCTCATTCCGCGCTGGTGATTTTTCCGTCACCCGGAACAGACCGTCCTTTTCGGCGATATTCACCCCCGCCATGCCGCCAAACCGGCGCGTTATGGCATCCTGAACGGCTCGGACATTGGACGCGTTAAAAATAGCTTTTTTGCTCATTGATTTTGCTCCCCTAAAAGTTCAGCGGCTTCCGGGTTAATTTCCTCCGTCTTTGCCGCATTGATTTCCTGCGCCGCCAGGTTCACGCCCTTGAGCGATAGCCCAAGGCTGTCGGCCATGCGCTTGATCTTGCCGGCCAACCGGAGTTGCCTTTTCCAATCTTTTCCGTTGAACGCGGTTTCATCGGCAAGATTCGTGATCCCCGCCTCCATGCTCTGGATACTGGCATTGACTTCCTGCAACGGATTCACGCCACCCGCCCAGCCCGGCGGCATAAATTCACAGGCTTGCCAGAAGGTCGGATTGTCGAAATAGCCGGGCGCGATAATTGTCCTGGATAAAACCGCCATTGCCAGCCAACGCCGATAAACCGGAGTGCAAAACTTTCTGGCGACAAACTCTTGAAATGGACGGAAGCTCTGGTAGTCCATGTTTTGAGATAACCGCCCCCCGGCGAATGTTTGACCGCTGGTGTCCCTGGTCATGGCCGGGTAGGAAATGCCACCTAAAGTCCCGGCGCCGATTGACTTCAAAATGTATTTAGAAAACATATCAAACGTCGCACCCGGCTTCTGCGGACTGACGACGTTCACTTTTGCGCCTTCGGGCAAGTATCCGATGATTCCCGGCTCCACCGTGGATAGCGGGTTGCCCTGCGCATCCGTGGCCTTGTCGGAGTCCTCTGGCTCCAGCCCCTTCAGCGTGCCCTCTCCGTTCGGCATTTCGATCATCACGCCAAAACAAGCGGCTATTTTGTTGCCGAGCAATTCAGCATCCGTCCATTCGTCAAGGTCAAAAAACTTCTGCATCACCACGGCCAGATGCGGTATGCCCCGGACTTGCTTCGGACGCAGGCGCTTAAAAACGTGGAGCATATTGCTGGCCGGTATGCGGATTGTTTTGCCAAGCCCGATATAAAGTCCGGCCTCCGTCGTGCCCTGCATGATGTGGTATGCAAGCGGCCGGTATGTCCGCTGGTCAAGCTCCACCCCCATGACAACCGGATTGCCGCCATATGTCGTCAAGGATGAATCAAGGCTGTCCGGCTCGATGAACATCAGGCGCAACGGCACACCAGGCAGGCTGGTATCCGTGCCGAGATAAACAAAGACCTCCCCGTCCTCAATCAGCCGGCGCAGAAACAGTTCCTGGTCGTCAAGAAACGACTCCGGCAAAAGCTCCGTGCTCCTGGCATCCGCAAACTCCGCCCACTCGTTGAACTTCGCCTCGACGTAATCATTCCAGGCATCCATTTCCACGGACTCCAACACAGGATTGCCGTCAGGATCGTTGGCTTGGATCATCCGCGCAACCCGGCATTGCAGGGTCAAGCCGGTGGCGATAATGTGCGAGATATAGGCATTCATCATGCCCATTGCGTGGGGATTATTGCGCAACAGCCAGCGGGAGCGCGCGCGCATCTTGTCAAGCTCGCGGTAGAGGATGACATTGATGTCCTCGTTTGAGCTTGACCAGTGTTCGTTCAGGCGGTTGGTTTCAGCGGATTTGTAGGCGGCGCGCTTGAGGTGCTGGTTGACATACAGCTCCGCAAGCCGATTTTGACCCCTGCGGACAAGGGTGCCAGGACTCACAAGCCCCAGGAAACGGTCAAACAAGCCCAGCTTGCCCGCGCCGACAATAGACTGGACGCGCAGGCGGCTCATGCCCCCACCGTCCCGAAGCGCACACGCTGAAACATCCCCTTGCCGGCGGTGCGTTCCTCAGCTACTGCGGTTTTACGGAGTTCAATGAGGTCTTCGAGGTCGGCTTGGCGGTAGGTTCTGTCGCCAATGGTGTATTCCTGGCCATCGTCAAGGATGGATGTGATCGCGGCATCAATCTGGGAAACTGTAAGAGCCATGCACTCCCCCTGTTGGTAAAGTTAGAGGGGCGCGGGTCGGCCTTAGTTGGATTGTCGCCGCCGATTATAATGCCCCCTCATATATAAGAAGGGGGAGGGTGGCTCATAAATGCCTGTAAAATTATTTTAGTTCTTTCATTATCAAGCTTTTAAGGTGGCTCACTTTTGAATTAACCGTTTGCCGTCGCATTCCAAGCATTTTAGCAACCTGTCTGTTTGACGGCATCGGCGATCCGCTTCGCGCCTCAATGATTGCAAGGTCGGTTTTGTCAAGCTTGCCGTGCAAAACAAGGTCGAGAATCGCCTCGCGTGTTTCTTCAAACCGTTTTTGCAAGGCCGACTGACGCAAGGAATATCCAACCGTATCATTATATTCCTCGGAATGTGAAAAAACCGGATCATATTTAAGGCTTATTGTTTTATGAAGTTTTTTTGTCATGCCATTACCCTTTTCATTTTGAAGAACCTCTTGCAATTTGAACACGGGATGTTATAAAAAGACCCGCTGAATCCAGAATAAGCAATACTGTTATTTTTCGGATTCCCTTCGCAGAACTCACATTTGCCGCTTATACGATTCATGTTGTCTGGATCAACCTCCGCCGAATAGCCAACGCGATTTTCACCGCGCCGTTCAACTTCAAGCCTGTCATTGTAGATTTTGTTATATTCTTGCATCGTATTTCCCCAATAAAAAAGGGGCACCCTGGCTTTCACCAGAATGCCCCTCGGTTTTTCCGTAAGGACGGTTAAAGTTTGACTGCGTTATTTAATCTTGCCGTGCACCTCCTTCCTGTTTCTTTCCCTCATGTTCCCACTCCGCCCCGCAAACTTCGCACTTCCAAAATAAATAAAAATACTCGTATCCGTATTGTTTGCAGACAGGACGCGCAAAATTAATAGCAAGAGCTTCGCAACATGGGCATCTTTCCCTGTCTGGTTTTTTTTGATTCAGTTCAATTGACATTTTGATTGACTCCTTCTAATTTTTTCATCATTTCTGCCTGTGATATTTTTTAACATTCATGGCCATCCTCTTTAACCGTCGTTTTCTTTTCCTCGATCACCCGGACAACCCCTTCCTGAT